CAAAATTATAAGGCTAAAGATAGAAGTGGTAAACTAGAAAACTTTGAAAAGCCTGACATAACAGCCCTAATTGAAAAGTTAGGGTTTTCATTAACTAACGATATGGGAGAAACTAATGTCTGATTTCGGTGATATAGAATTTTTTGATAACTTAAGTGAGATGCCTTCGGGTGTCCCACTTGCACCAGAGGGTGAACATAACGCTAAAATTATAGCGACTGAGAAATATAAGTCACAAGCTGGTAACTGGACTTTGAAAGTAACGTTTCAAATTGATGGTGGTAAATATAAAGATCACAACGAATGGTATAACCTTTGGAGCACAGATGAAAAAAATAAGCGTATAAGTACAGAAATGTTTACTAGGCTTACTAAAGCTTGTGGTCTTAAAAAGTATCCTGAAGAGCATGGTCACTTTGTAGGTAAAAATCTGACTCTTGATATGTATCAAAAAGAAGATTCATTTCAAGGTGATAACGGCGAAGTTAAAATGATGAAAACTAAAATTAAGAATTATCTTTTGGCTGTGGATTCAGACATGAGCCCACCACCAGAAGCAGTGCCACCTTTTTAAGAGATAGTCTTCTCGTGGATAGGGGCTTTATGCCCCTTTTCTTTTGCTTGATTTTCTTCAACTTTTAATAAAAAAAGTTCGTCCTGTGTTTCTTTCAACACAGATTTTATGTAAATAATTTTTTTTTCAAGCTCTTCTATTCTATCTTTTCTATTCATCTATTCTCCATAAATGCGTAAGCTATAAGTAATAACATGCCTATAACAGCGTAAAAACTCATATCCATCATCTGTCCACCATTTTATTTCTCAACCTAGTTAAATACCATATTGCTTTATCTAGATCTTGTACGTTAGATTCTTTATGATCTTCACGCCATACATATTTAATGGCTGCAGCTTTACAATACCCTTTAAACTCTTCAAAGGTTAAAGCTGATTCTATTGCGTCTATACACTCTATAGAGCCTTTCTTGTAGTGTGGGGGGTGGTTTACATTATCTGTCATTTTATTCTCCAAATTCTATACATATTGTCTTTATCAAAAAGTTTTCTAGTTGTACATTTCACACCAATTTTATTTGATAAAGTTCTTAATGATTCTATAGTTTTAAAGTCTGCTTTAATTGAATCTCCAACATCCATTTTATTTAAAAGATCGGCAAGAGTGTTCTGTTTGTGTCTTTGTGGTGTTATTGGTATATTTTTTTCTATTTTAAACTTATCTGTCATTTTGTTTCTCCAAAATACTTATTGCTATTTTTTCAGCAGACTTAAAACTTTTTATTTCTTGATCTACAAATTTTTTAATAGTGTTCCAATTTTGTGTGAAATTATATTTTTTTGCTAAGTTTTTATAAATAACATATTCACCAAAGCCTAGGCTTGTGTAAGACTCTGCTTCTTTTTTAAGTATTTTTCTTGCTTTTATTAAGTCTTCGGCATCAATCATTTTGTTCTTCTCTGTAAAAATTACCAGTATCTAACTCAACAACGTTAGGGCTGTTGTATATTGTTGGTGTCTGACCAGCTATGACTTTGTTATATGATTCTAGGTAGTCGCTTAGAAAGTTCCAACCTATCTCCATATCAGTATGATTCATTTTAAATACTTTACTGGCATAGGGTGTTTTCTTTTCTTGTGCCACAAACACAAAGTCATGCACCTGGAAACCAGCACGTTCAAAGCCACGCTTATACCATGCGGCTTGTAGATCATACGAGAACCGCCTTACCGAATTGGTAAAACCCCTGACGGAACAATCACTCGTTGTTTTATAATCTACAAGCACTATGGCATTTTCCCCATGTGGTTTGTCAAAAGGATTAATAATTACGTCTGCACGTGTTTTACATAGCAAACCTTGTTCATACCAGTACAAAGTCACTTCGTAGGGTGAATCAAAAGCACTAGGATACTCATTTTCTGGATTTAGATAAGCTCTCGCTTCCGTTATTAAGCTGTTTTTCATGCTATATATGGTATCTCGCTCTTTTTCACTGATAACAGATAAACCTTTTGCAAGGCTTTCTTGTTTCAATGCTTTATTGGTATTGGTATATGGCGATCCAGTTATGGTTACAACATCACTAAAAAACGCACCCTCTCCCTCTACGATCAATGAATGTGCAGCAGATCCAAAGTTAAGTGCTGGTGTTTGCTCTATAACTTCTTCTAATGCATGTAGCTGACTCTGACTAAATCTTCGTATATTAGATGAAGATATGCCTGGACCATTGTGATAGAAGTAATTATCCATCTTAGGAAAGTAAAACGCATCACCTACTACCTTATGTGGTATGTCTTCTAACATATCAGGTAGATTCATGATGCCTCCCTATCATTAATATTAAGTTTATCTACTTCTTCTTGCAGATCTTTGACTGCAACCCCTATTGACCAGATAAGATAATTAATTTTATCTCTGGCTAATTCATCTTGTATGTCCTTTCTGGACTTTGGTTTTGTATAAGATATTATTTCATCAATAATATCCGACACAATTGATTTTGGTTTTGGTTTATCCATTACACTTCTCCTTGTTTATGTGTTGGTATATTAACATAAATTTATGTATAATGTCTACTATGCGTAACATTAAGGAGAGATATTATGGGTAAAACAAATAATTTATATAGCATGATGAGACTATCGTTTGAACAAGCACTTGACGATTATGCAAATAAAAAAAATACATCATTAGTAGATGCTTATAGTAAGCATTACAGAATAAATGTAGGTATGGAATGTTATGATCCACACGGCGATCTAATAAATTTTTATGATGAAGATAATAGCCAGGAATCAATTATATGATAGAGTTTTTATTCTGGTTTTTGGTTGCCGTGTTTGGCATACCTGCTTTATTTATTGTTTTATTTGATCGCATAAAGTGAAAGTGCTAAGTCTATTTGACGGTATGGCTTGTGGTCGTATCGCACTAGAACAATTAGGCATACCAGTAGAAAAGTATTATGCAAGTGAAATAGATAAATATGCCATACAAGTAGCTCAAGCAAACTATCCAGACATAATACAAGTTGGTGATGTATGTGATTTAGATCCAAAAGATTACATGGACGTGGATCTAATACAAGCTGGTTCGCCATGCCAGGGATTCAGTATGGCAGGTAAGCAGTTGGCGTTTGACGATCCAAGATCAGCATTATTCTTTGAGTTTATACGTTTGCTAAAAGCTATCAAACCAAAATACTTTTTATTAGAAAACGTAAAGATGAAAAAAGAGTTTTTACAAGTCATATCTGAACAGGTATCAGCTTGTTATCCAGAAATAATATTTGGTATAGAGCCTATCTTTATAAATAGTTCGCTTCTAAGTGCTCAATCCAGGCAAAGATACTATTGGACTAACATACCTGGTATTCAACAACCAGAAGATAGAGGTATAGTGTTAAAAGACATTTTAGAAGATGATTTTAGTAGTGATAGAGATAAAAGCTATTGTATTGACGCTAATTATTCGAAAACTGGTGCCAAACCCCATCATTACAAGGATAAATACCGTAGGCAGTTGGTTAATAAGCCTATTAAAGTAGGCATGAATGTTGAAGAAGTAAAGATAAGAAAGCATAAAGTAGACGAGAAAGCATTACAAAAACTGCTTAGATCTGCAAAAAAAGAAAGTAAAAAGACAATAAAAGATATAGCAAAAGAATGTAATGTGCCTTTGACCAAGGCTGAACATTGGTTTAGGACTGATAGTAGTTTTGCTATACCGAAAGATACAGTATGGATTAAGCTTAAATTTGTGTTAGGTATAACAACAAACAAGTTTGACAAAGCATTATTAGAGTTTGAATACAGAGATGGCGTATATGAAAGCACACAAAGAGTTTACAGCGATCAAGGTAAATCACCTACATTAACTGCATCAAATAAAGAACAAATGATAGAAACTAAGCCAAAAAAAGCATATGACATACCTAGAGAGATACTCAAAGACAACGAAAGGCAACGGAGGGTATATGACCCAAGTGGCAAATCGCCCACAATACTAGGCAGAAGTGACAGTCCTAAAGTAACAACACCCAAACAGGTAGGTGTTGCTGTAGATATAAAGGGACACGATCAAATCAAACGAGTTTACAGTCCAGAAGGTAAGTCGCCCACAGTAACAACCTGTGGTGGTGGTCATAGAGAGCCAAAAGTAGTAACTGGTGGTGCTTTTCGTGGTAGAGCATACGATAAAGATGGTAAACGCATGGATAAAAATGGTGTATCAGTTGCAAATAAAACAAAGCAAATGCTTGAACTACGTAATGATAATAAGTCAAACGCAATAACGACAGTCGGCAAAGATAGTGTTGTAGCACATGAAGATCTTACCTGGAGGAAGCTCTCGCCTTTAGAATGTATGCGACTTCAGACAGTGCCTGACGATTATCTGATGCCTGTATCAAATTCACAAAAATACAAACTTTTAGGCAACGGCTGGACTATAGAAGTAATAAAGCATATTTACAAAAACATGGATCTATAGTATTAGCCAACACATAAAATATCGTGTTATGATGCGATATGTCAAAAATTGTTGAAATAAAACATAAGCAAGGCAAACCAACCTTACAAGAGGTAATCAGCAGACTTGATGGCATGTTTGATAACATGGTTTATCGGGGCGAAGATCGTTTGAACATTGTCCTGGCTAGTCTTAGTTTTTGTATTTCTCAGCTATGTTTAGAGCTTGGTGATAAAGAAGTTTCTAAGCTAGTTGATGAACTTTTAGAGCAATATATTGACAAAACAGCCAAGAAATAGATTTTTGTCTATTATTGTCAAAATAAAATGACAGCTAAAAACGTGATAAGAATGGGCTTTTGACGAATATTTTATTTTTTTCATTTTTGTCACAAGAGAATAACTAAAACTCTTTAAAAATATAAGAAAATACTTGACTAGGTTTACTCTTATCAAGTATCCTCTCAATACACTTTAGGATAAAGTGGGGATAGCTAGTATATAAATATCGCCACGACTAATATGCAAACATGGGACATAGAAAGAATAAATTAGAATATGAACCTATCATCTCTTCAGAAGAAGAAGCTCCAATTGAATACTGCAACCTAGACGAAAAACTTAATCGTAGACAACGAAACTTTATCTGGATCGCAGTCAATAATCCTCGTTTATCACTTGTAGAGTGTGCCCATAAGGCAGGCTATACGTCTCCACGCCAAATGGCTAATAAATTAATGAGTAAGCCTATTATTCGCAAAGAATATAACTATTTGATGAACCAAGCTAAAAAGAAATACGAACTAAACTATGATCGGGCTGTCCAGGATCTGTATGATATTCGGGATAAGGCGATAGAAGCAGGCTCGTTTAACGCTGCAATTTCTGCTCAGAATTCCTTGCTAAAAGTCGGGGGTTTAATTGTTGATCGTAAAGAGGTAATGTTCGGAAAAGTAGATCAAATGAGTCGGGAAGAAGTTGAAAACAGACTTAAACAGCTCATGGGTAATGTTGTTGAGGCTAGTATAGAAAACAAGCAGCCAGATCCACCCCAGGTAAATGTTGAGACTGAGATTGAAAAGGAAGATAAAGAAGGCGTATCAGAGTAAGAGGAGAAGTATGAAAAATTTATGTGAAATTTATATACAGTAATCGGACACGCCTAGCCCGATTATATGTTAAGACTTTTATTTATTCAAGAACTTATCTAAATGACGAAACAAAGCCCGTCTATTGGTAAACCAAGCTGTATGCGTTAATAAATCGTTTTGAAATACTAGATAACCGACTGTAAAGCTGACTTGAAGTAATTGAGGGAAACTAGACAAGTCATGCTCTACAGGGTTAAAAGGAACTATTTTAACATAGTATTTATTCTTCATCAGTGGGATTAGATGCAAAGTAAACAAGTGCATAGACTCCAAGCGTGATATAAAAGACTGTATCAATCATTAGGGTCGTATTCCTCTGCTTGTTGAATTTGAAGTTTAATCATGTCTATTTTAGTAAGTAATGACATAAACTTATCATCTTGTGGCATAACTTTTTTATCTATTAAATCAGTTAAAACTTTAGGGCATACTTCTAATGCTTCTGCCAGTAAACTTTTACTAAAAAAATATTTATCAATTAAATGCTTTATGTCCTTACGCATTTTGATAACTTCTATTGCTTTAATCATCTCCACATTTCCTTATAAAAACGCTTAGATATTTTTGTCCAACCGTTACTAAAAGCATAGATACTATCATTCATAACTTCTATCTTTATTTCATTGTTTGCAATAGCAGTAAGTAAAACTTCTGCGTCATTCCCGTCAAAGGTATCAAGCCAGTCTGATACTTCGCTATTAGTTATTACGTTAGACATTTTTTAAATCCTCTATCATAATTTTTCTAACGGGTGTATCGGGGTGGTCATAATCGTCATACTCTTCATCATGTTCTGAAACGAAATCAACTTCAAACTCTTGGTTCAAAGAATCTAAAACATGATCAGGGTTGTTCATACCATAACGATACAAATCAATGACATTGTTCTCTTTGTCTAGTGAAAAATGTATGTAAGAACCACAATAAAAATACTGTGCTTTTTTTGTGTTAGTAACTTCAAAGCCAATATCCTTTAAAAACTCACTATCTTCTATTGCTTGTAATGGTATTGGTTCTGTTGGTCTGTAATATGTTGACATGGTTAAAATCCTCCTCTAAATAAATAGAATAAACATTTTAAACGCCACTCGGATAAGTGGCGTAGGTGTTTTGGTATTTTTCTACGATCAATGTTGCTCATGCTGACTCCTCTTGTAAGTGTATGTTAGTTAACTTATCTACAAGTGGTTGAAAGTCATTTTCTATAAAATCTTTATCAAGTATCTTATAGTTATCATCAACTTCCATGCCTTCGCATACATACCATTGACCACGTCTGAATATATAAATCCACTCAATATCCCATTGGATATCATTCAAGTATGAATGTAATGAGTGGTATATCATTGGTGGGTCTTCGTGCTTTCTACCTTCTAAAGAATCTTTAATGGTAGTTTGAAGAGAAACGAAATAGCCTTGATTGGCTAACTCTTCTGCTTTTTTTGGTGTGTTGTAATTCTCATTGAGTATTACACCGTTATATTCTGGGTATCCGTCATAATGACAATAAGCCACTACAATTTGCCCGTTTGGTCGCTCGTAAGCGATATTACTTCTCGTTCCCATTTTGTATACCTCCTATAGTATTATATATGGTTAATCCAGTGTGATTAAAACCTATGGTCACTTCCTGTTGGTAAATCCTAAACGGTCAGGCTGTTTCAAGAACTGATTAATTACTACCACTCTGAAGTTCTAATCACTCTTTAATGATACTATTTGTAACCTATATGTCAAGCATTATTGTAAACAATATGTATCTAATTAATATTATAGTGTTTATTTATATGTAGGGATTTTAAGGGTTAATCGCATTTCTCTTGTCTCTCGCTCTCTCTTCCAAAAAAAATCATGCACAAAATGGCTATAAAGCCAGTCGGGTCGGGCAGTCGGGTTGTCGGGATATTGTGTCGGGTCGGGTCGGGTTGAACTATACACATAATATAACACAGGATCACAGCTCCCTGGGGGTTATTGCTGCGGGAGGCTGCTGCGTCCCTGGGAAAAGCTCTTAAAACTATAAGTTACTATTTGTAGACAAGAGGTAGAAAAAGTAGTAGAATATACTTTTACTTTATAGGAGAAGTATTATGACAATTAGAAAATTTGAACAGGAAGCCATAGTCAATCAGATTATGGAGGGCGTGAAAGAAAGACTTGATAACAAAGTTGAGAAAGCAAGAAAGTCTAAAGACTATAAAGCTATTGAGAAACTTGCAAATGCAGTTTTGAAAATCAACAAAGAAAGAGACTTATTAGAAGAAAAACATGCAGAAGCTCTTGACCGAGTTAATCTTGCTATCAAAAACTACAATAACTATTCAGAAGATAGTCTTGTTGGTATAAATGGTTTAACACAATATACCAATGCTAAATTGGAGTTTTTTAGAATGGATTGGAAAATTAAAAACCAAGTAGCTGATAAAGTTACTGTCGCTTTAATAAAGCCAAATGCAAAATCTCAAATAGAAGAAATTTCAAAAGCAATAGCTAAAGAAGTATCTTGATGTAGTTTTTGCCTACACTAATAAGCCCGACTTCGTGTCGGGTTTTTTATGTCGGGAGTCGGGAGTCGGGTTTACTTGCTAGTGCGTGAGTGGAACACACATATAGGAACACAAGGATCCAGATCTAGATCCCCCAGGCAGCGATCCAGGATGGGCAGGGTGTTGACATTTTGTATCCAGAAGGTACAATAAACTTTTATAAATTAGGAGAAGTAAATGGACAAGAAAGACCTGGAGAGGTTACTCAAAGAATGGTTCCCTAAGGGAAGCACAGCTTACACAACAGTTGTTCATGTCGCAAGATCTGGAATGAGCAGACACATAAAAGTATTTGCAGCA